CACTCCGTGCGCGATTGGTACGATTGTAGCTGGTGGCGGCGTCGGCGTGGTTCCGCTTTGTAAGGACGTTGCCACGAACGGGCAAATGCTTGCCGGGACCTCCGATAAATTTATTCAGGCTGGCGTTCTTTGGCAGGCCGAAACTGTAACGACGTTCGGAGCCACAACCACCTTCGATTTCTCCACGTTCAAGAATACTGCGATAACATTGACCGGCAATATTACTACGATGACGTTAAGTAACGTCACGATTGGTAAGGCCGGATCAATCACATTTATTCAGGACGGCACTGGAGCACGAACGACTGTCTGGAATAGTATATTTAAGTTCGCCGGTGGTACCGCGCCGGTTTTGACAACCACCGCTGGAGCCGTGGATATATTATCGTACTCCTGCCGCAGTGCCACGTTCTGCCAAGCCGCTCTGATGAACGATGTGAGATAAAAATGGCCTCCGAAGTAACCATTTGTAACCGCGCCCTTCAGGCAATCGGCACCCGTACCTCAATCGCGGCGCTTACTGAACAATCAGTGGAGGCGCGCAATTGCAACTTGATCTACGCCGACACGCGCGATGAAGTTCTGCAAATGGCGTATTGGAACTTCGCGCAGAAGACCGCGTATTTGGCGCTGCTGAAGAGCGCGCCTTCGACGCCCACTAATCCGGCTTCGACCGCGAACCAGTGGTCGCCCGCATTTCCATCGCCGCCGTGGCTGTACGAGTATGCGTATCCGACCGACTGTATCCAGATGTCGCGGATCGTGCAGCAGATTCAGAACACTTACGTCGGTACTCCATTCACTAGCGGCGGCAATAACACCTACCCGTTCATGGTCGGCCCTGGCGCGCCATTTCGAGTCGGCACCGACGCTGACGCGAACGGCCAGCAAAAGAACGTGGTACTGACGAATCAGTTCCAGGCCATTGGCGTTTACACTATGCGGATCACCGATCCGACGCTGTTCGGCGCGCAGTTCGTTGAGGCGCTGGTGCAGGCGCTTGCAGCGAAGCTCGCGATTGCGTTGACGGGGCAAGTCGCCTTGGCGAACTCGAAGTTCGTGGCCGCCAACGCAGTTATAATTCAGGCTCGTGCCTCTGACGGGAACGAGGGCCTCACGATTATCGATAACATGCCCGACTGGATCACGATTCGCGAGGACAGCGCGAACCTGTGGGGAGTTGGTGTAGGATATATTGCGCCATTTGGGCCGCTGTATGGAACGATATGAGTACTAATGTAATCCAAACTTCGTTTTCGGCCGGGGAACTTTCACCGACCCTATACGCGCGTGTAGACCTGTCGAAATACCACGTCGGCGCGGCGCGAATGCTGAATTTCTTTGTGGACTATCGTGGAGGTGCGAGCAATCGACCGGGCTTCGAATTGATAGCGCGCTGCAAGGACTCAACTAACCCGGAGCGCCTGATCCCATTTCAATTCAGCACGGTACAGAATTACATTCTTGAATTCAGCAACTTCGCCATGCGCGTGATTAAAGATGGCGGACAGGTTTTAAATGTCGCACAGACTATCGTCGGGATAACGAACGCGAACCCTGGAGTGCTGAACGTCCCAGCACACGGGTTCGCGAACGGCGTTCAGGTCTTAGTCCTCGCTGCTGGTATGACGCAGGTAAATGATAAAGATTATTTCGTGAACCTGATTGACGCGAACAATTTTAGCCTGATTGATTGGAACGGCAACTCGGTTAATACCTCCGGTTTCGGTGTGTTCACTTCCGGCACCGTGGCGTCGGTATTCGAGGTGGTTGCGCCCTACGCGGCCGCTGATCTCGCGATGTTGAAGTTCACACAATCCGCTGACGTGATGACGATTTGTCATCCAAGCTATGTACCATATGACCTAACCCGCACTGGCGATACGGCGTGGTCCTTCGTTGCGGTCACGCTCGGCTCCGCGATTGTGGCTCCAGGTACACCGACCGTCGCAGTCTCACCGGCTACCGTCGGTACCACGAATTACTCGTATGTGATAACCGCAGTGGATGCGAATGGCGAGGAATCTGTTGCCTCCGCGCCGGGCGGTGACACGAATAAGATCGATATTGCAACGACCGCTGGATCAGTTGCAATTTCATGGCCTGCAGTGGCCGGAGCCGTTTCATACAACGTGTATAAAGCACTGCAAGCGACGGGCTCGCCAATTCCGGCCGGTGTGATTTACGGTTTTATGACTGACGTAACCAGCACATCAGCCGTTGACACAAATATCGTGCCGGACTTCACATTCTCGCCGCCGACCCACAACGATCCACTCGCCGGAAATGATCCAATCGCAGTCACCTACGACCAACAACGAAAGGTCTACGCCGGAAGTAACCAGTTCCCGGAAACCTTTTGGATGTCGAAACCGGGGCAATTCAAGAATTTCGATATATCGAACCCGGTGCAGCCGAGTGATTCAATCACCGGAACCTTGGTCTCGCGCCAGGTCAATAATATCAAGTACATGGTTTCCATGCCTGGCGGCCTTATTATGTTGACCGGAAGCGGCGCGTGGCAGGTCTCAGGCGGCTCGTCCGGTGCGGTCCTTTCTCCCGCCACGATCACCGCAACGCCACAGGCCTACAACGGGTGTGCTGATGTTGAACCGCTTACAATCAATTATGACATTCTGTATATCCAACAGAAAGGTACTGTTGTTCGTGATCTCTCCTACAATCTTTATGTTAATATATACACTGGTACTGATTTATCGGTGTACTCGAATCATTTATTTACAGGTTTTACGATTAAGGAATGGACCTACGCGGAGGAGCCAAATAAAATCATATGGGCTGTGCGCTCTGACGGAGCATTGCTCTCGCTTACCTATTTGAAAGAGCAGGAAATATCTGGCTGGGCCAAGCACGAAACGCAAGGTAAATTCAAGTCGATTTCTTCTATTCAAGAGGGTCAAGAGAATGCTGTTTATGCAATCGTGCAGCGTGATGTTGGTGGCCAATACATCTCATTTATTGAACGAATGCATACTCGATTGATGCCATATGGCTCGGAGGATGCATTCTTTGTTGACTGTGGTCTGTCAACGACAGCAACCTCGCCAGCTGCTGATCTCTTTATTGCCGCGCCGACTGGAACTGGAGTCGGGTTTCAAACCAGTGTGCCAGTGTTTAGCATAAATAATGTGGGGGATGTAATAAGAGCTGGAAATGGAATAGCCACTATAACCGATTATGTGAGCCCGACTTTAGTTCACTGCACAATCACACGGCCAATTCAGGACATAGACTCGTTTCGTAATCCAGTTATTGTATGGAATCAAGCGACCGGTACTTGGACTATATCGACGCCTGTTTCAATTGTGTCGGGGCTCGACCATTTGGAGGGTGAAACTGTAACGATCCTCGGTGATGGGAATGTGTTCACTGATAAAATCGTTCTTAATGGTGCGGTAACGCTCTCACAACCATGCTCAAAAATACACGTTGGTCTTGCTTACACGGCACAACTTCAGACCCTTTATCTCGATATTGGCGAGCCGACTATTCAGGGCAAACGCAAGAACATTTCCGCGATGACAGTTCGCGTTGACCAGTCGCGCGGATTGAAGATGGGTCAGACTTTCGATGATCTAACTGAGTTTAAGGATCGTAACCTGAATACAATTGGCACTCCAATCGAGCTATTTACCGGCGATGACAGAATTATAATTGGAGGCGGCTGGACTGTTGAAGGCCAAGTTTGTATTCAGCAGGACAACCCGTTGCCAGTCACCGTCCTCGGCGTGATCCCTGAAATTCAGGTCGGGGACACCGGCAAATGATCGAGTTTCGCAAGGCCACGTTAGATGACGGAATTGAGGTGCTGTCGAACCTGCGATTTCACGAGGCGCGGACTATTGAAAGACTGCAAGTAAATGCAGTAGAGCTTCTTGAGCGGGCCTTGCGAAATGAGTTTCCTTCGTTTGTCTGCTTGGTGGATGGCGAACCGGCCGCGATCTTTGGTGGGCACAGTGAGACGCTCCTCGGCGAATGTCGCCTTTGGATGTTAACCACTCCACTAATTGAGGCCCATCAGGTTCCGCTCCTGCGCGCGTCGAAGCGCTTCGTACAGTGGATGGCCGCGCACTATGGGCCGGTAGTGGGGATGGTCGATAGTGAGAAGTCCACGACGGGGAATATATAGTTATGAGGTATTCAGGTGGGCATTGAAACACTGGCGATTGGCTCACTTGTTGCGTCCGCGGCGTCGGCTGGTGTTGGTGCAATGGGTGCAGCACAATCGGCGGACGCCCAAGCCGCAAGTTATAATTACAAGGCTGCCGTTGCCAATAATAATGCCATCATCGCGAAACGGAATGCTGATGCGGCGACTCAGGCCGGTGAAGCCAAGGCGCAGGCGAACGACCTCAAAACGAAAAATCTCGTTGGAACCCAACTTGTAACGCAAGCCGCCTCCGGCCTCGATGTCGGCTCAGGAACGAATGTGAACATTCGACAGTCAGCGGTGGACCTTGGACACCTCGATACCCTGACTATTTTGAATAACGCTGCGAAGAACGCTGCCGGTTTCAAAGCGCAGGGTATGAATTTCACGGCTGAGTCGGCGCTTGACACATCGTCGGCTGAAAATGCAAAGACAGCTGGTGAGTTTGGGGTGGCGACGAGTCTGCTCGGCGGCGCCAGCAGCTTCGCGAGTAAGTGGGTTGGGTACTCGCAGAAGGGGGTATTTAGCTAATGCCTGTAGTTCCAACCGCAACTGTTCCTTCGGTCGCGCCAACTGAATCTGCTGGTATTGGGTATCAGTCCTCGGCTGCCGCCACGCCTGAAGCCTTTGGTGCGGGGATCGGGCAGGCGAAACTCGGCCTGGCCCGGCAGCTTGAAACCACCGGCGACATGATGGCGAGTCACGCGCTGAGGATGCAGGAGGACGCCAACGTAACCAGTTCCGAAAAACTGTTCCTCGATCAAGATATCAAACTTTCAAAACTGACCGACGATTATAATTCTCTGCAGGGCTCAGCGCGCGTTAATGCCTTACCACAATTTCATGAGGATGCGGCGGCGCTCCGAGAGGAAGGACTGCAGAACGCACAAAATCCTGATGTGAAGAAGAAGTTCGATCAGCTTTTCACACGGCAACTGGGTTTTTCGATTAAGGCCGCTGGCCGTGAGAGTGCCTCGGCATTCCGCGCCGATCAAAAGGCGACGAGTTCTTCAATCACTGCTAACTCGATGAGTACGATTGCAAAGAATGCTGATGACGATCAACAGTTTCTTTCGGCTACACAAACTGCCTTGACTTCGCAACGAGCGCTCCCAGACTATCAAGGTGCGTCTGAAGACACGAAGCTCGAGATGGATCGCACTATTGTCAGTGGTGCATGGACCACACGATTACAGTCTATGGCCCGCAACGATCCTCTTCGAGCGCGCGATTTATTCAATAAGAATAAAGACTCGCTTGACGGCATTTCGCAACTGAAGTTGCAGGACACAATCAATCAGCAAATAATCAACGTACAGTCACGCGTTGACTCTGACCACATTATTCAGTCTGGTGCGCTGGTCGATACTTCCCTTGCGGAGCGTCTTAAGAAACTCGAAGGTTATTCGGAGAAGCCCTATGCCGATTTTAAACAGACCTCCTCCGGCTACGGCACGAAGGCCCAGCTCGGCGACGAAAACATACCTCCCGAACAGCGCCGAGCCGTTTACGAACAGCGCCTTTATACCGAGTTGGGGCGCGCAGCGAACATCGTCGATACCTTCGCCCCCGGACTCCCAACCGGGACAAGAAACGCGCTTATTAGCCTCACCTACAACGCTGGTTCGGCCTGGACAAGTTCGGGACTTGGGTCCAAAATTCGGTCTGGCGACCTCGAAGGAGCCAAGCAGAACTTCGCGCAATATAACCAAGCTGGTGGAGTTGTCAATCCGGGCCTCGTTGATAGACGAGCAACGGAACTGAGTTGGTGGGGTGGCGAGGCGCGCGACAGTGATCCGACTTCACAACTGGGCACGGCACTGGAGAAGGCAAAAGAGCAGGCGATTAAGGTGTTCCCTGATGATCCAGGAAATCAGGCGAAATATCTCGATACACTCCAGAACCGGATTAAGACGGATTATTCGGTGCTACAAGCAGGCGTGCGCGATATGCAACTGCAGACGCGCAACATCGTGCAGCGCGAACTGTTCGATCCAGATCACCACGTTGTCGATTACGACCATTTGTCACCGAAAGCACAACAGGCTTACGATCAGGCACCGCCGATGCTGCAGAAGTCTTTTGACGATTCGATGCGAAGGAACTCAACTGCAGATGTTCCGTTAACCGCTGAGCGTCAATCGCGCTTCGATACCCTTCGAGGCGAAAGTATTAACGAGCCCGATAAATTCATGTCGCGTGATGTCTCGAATGAGGATTTGCCACGACCACAAAAGAGTATTTTGCTCAAGGCACAGGCGGATCGGAAGGCGCTGGTTGATAAAGGCGCGAAGCTTAACTCTGCACTGTCTACAATTCAGCCTTTATTGAACGATGCCCAGATCGGCAAGTCGGCCACCGACCAAAATAAAAACGCTGAATATAATAAATTCTCTGGCGTGTTCCAAAAATCCCTCGATGATTTTTATCAAGAGAAAAAACGACCGCCAACCGACAAGGAGACACGAGAAATTGGAATTCAATTACTCAAAACGACTGTCACAGGTCCTGGTTACTTTGGTAGTCTTTTCGGTGATCGCTCTGATCGTGCTTATCGGGTTGTTGCTGACCAAACTCCGATACAGCTCCGTTCAGATAATCCGGCTTCACACTATTCAGAAATTCCACGCCACTCCATTTTTATTGGGCCTGACGGGCAAAAGAGGGTTAAGCCTTGAGTGAGACTTGGGATAGCGCACCGCTAGCTGTCGATACGCCCGCACCGAAGGCGACCGGAACATGGGACTCTGCGCCATTGGCGGGGCCGAGTCCGCAGCAAAAGGCGGTGGTATCTGCGAATGACAATGCTGAGGAGGCGTCAAAAGCTCTCACGATTAGTAAACAGATCGGCATTCCATCTTCAGTCGTACAGACCGATATCCCTGGATATGACGCTCACGCGAAATCGCAGGCTGCGATTAAGGCTGTGCAAAACCCGGCGATTGCGAAGTATGTGGATGGAAATCCTGCGGCGGCGCAAGTATCAAACGACGATTATGACCACCTGCAATCAGTCTCGCCGCTGGTCGATAAGGTGAAACAACAGGCCGTTGCCGATGAAGTGACACGAAATCTCGCGGCTGGTATCCCGTCTTTCGCGTCACTGATGGAGTCGGCACCGGGGCAAGAGAAACTCCGTGGTGTTTTAGAGCGCGCTCGTACAGGATTTCAGGAAGGCTTTGGAACTGAGAGTGAGGTCACTCGCATTCTTAAAGAGGCCCATGATCTTGGCTTCTCCGACACTGCGGAGACAGTTTATAATGCTTTGGGAATCATACCGGCTGCACGGGCTTTCGAAGCAGCAATGCGACTCCCAGGCGGCATCATTGGTGGGCTTGCCGGTATCGGTGGCACTGCAGTGGAGACTGCAACTGGAAGCGTCGCGGCTGGGGATCGAGCACAACGAGATTTTAATATTCTCGGGACGGGAGCCTTAATTGAAAGCGGTGCCATCCAACCAAAAGCTCCTGCGATTGCGGGTGACGTGTCTGGAATTAGAATTAGACCTGGTGCGCCTCCAACTGAGGACCTGCACACGTTTCTTGCGGAACGCCAAAAGGGCGGCCCAAAAGACCTCTCAGCCGGAAAAACCCCCGAAGACCAACTCTTTCAAACGCAGCCGATTATAAACGAGGCGAAACAGAAGGCTGCGAGTGAGGCAGTTGATAGGCTGATTGAGGCGGCGCAGGAGTCTAAGACAAAGGCTCGATCGCCGGACCTTTACGAGGAGTTCCTCGACGCGCACGGCGACACCGGCTCGGTGCATATTCCGGCACAGGACATACTGGACCTGTACGAGCGCGAAGGTAAGGTGCCGATGACCGGCGATGGCTTGTTTGGCTTCGTGCCGGGCCTCGCTGATAAGGCCACGTTGGCTGCGGAGACTGGTGCAGAGATCAAAATTCCGCTGTCGAAGTACGTTGCGAACGTGGACCCTGTGGTGCATGAGGGGCTGAAAGACGTTGTGAGGGTGCATGAGGATGGGGTAACGAAGGTGGAGGTTGAGGCTGCGAAGGAAGAAGCCGCACCTAAAGGTGAGGAACCTAAGACTGAAGCTGTAATTGAGGCCCCAAAAAGCGATAATCCTGTAGTTCAGGCTGCGGTTGATAAGGTAGTTAAAGAAAAGAAATCGCTTTATCTCGAACCCCTATTCAAAGACGCCGAAACCCTCAACATCACCGCACCCGAGTTCAAGCGTTACTCCGACCAAATCGACCGCGCGCAAGAGCAGGTCCTAACCCGCGCCGTCAATTTAGCTCAGCGTGAGGCCGCGAAACGACTGACACCTGAATGGAAGTCAAACGAGGCTCGCGTTAGAGGCGAGACTGAAGAAGAAATCCACGCGAGTCCAGCGTTCGCCGCCGATCGTTTCTTCAACACTGATAAAGGCATGTTGCCAAACGGCAAGAAAATCTTGTCTGACTTCTGGAAACCGCTCGGTGAAGTCAAGTCCGACGAGTGGGCTCCAGTATTCGGTTTTGAATCCGGCTCTGCGATGGTCAAGGCAATAATCGAACTGGAGCAGGAGCGCGCCGATAAAGGCCTCGGGCCGAAAGCGCAATTGAAAGCCCACGTTGATGCTGCAACCGCCGTGCGTATGGAGGCGCAGTATGGGAAGCTGGCCGATAACATCGCACTGGAGGCGAGCGACGTTGCGCTTAGTGACTATAATGTCGATCTGCTCGCGACTGAAGTTAAAATGCTCGCTAAGCTTGATGGAACCGAGCCGCCTATTACGCGACAGGATTTTGAGCGCTGGGGAGATACTCAATTCAGTAAGTCGATTGCAAGTGAAGTTAGCTATGAAACTTGGAGGCGCGCGGCTGAGAAAGGAGGTCGCGAGGCGGAGAAGGCCCTTTTGAAAAAAGATATTGCCGGTGCGTTAGAAGCTAAGCAACTTCAGATGCGCGCCTTTATTATTGCGAAAGAGGCCAAGCAATTCGAAAAAGAAGTCGCGCGCAATGAAGCGCTGATGGACAAGTATAAATCCGATGTGAACCTACCGAAGATCGATCAGGAGTACACCGATCAAATCCACCGGCTCCTCCAGCAATACGGAGTTGAAACGCGCCGCACGGTTGAGAACACTGATTACAATTTGCAAGGCAAGCCGTTTGATGACTTTGTGGAGACAAAGAACCAAAACGGCGCGATGATTGTGAAGGCTGATTTGCCGACGCCGCGTTCGCTACCTAAAGGCATTTACAGTAACGACCGCCCGATCGACAACTGGACTGTCGATCAGTACCGTGACTTCGCTACGATGCTCAAGTCGTTAGACCATAACGGGCGCACGGCCAAGCAAATCGAGATGGCTGGGAAGCGCGAGGAGTTTTACAAGGTAATCGACGATATCGCGAAGAACCTAGATACGATGGAGAAGAATAACTTCAACCCGGATGCGAAAGGGCCGATTTCGCTCTTGCGGACAGTTGGCCGCGCTGTTGACTCGCGCTTACTAAAGGCAGAAAAGTTAATCGACTGGATCGATAAGAAAGACCCGCTTGGTGCGTTCAACTCATCAGTGCTTCGTGGGTTGATAGAGGGCGAGCAGGGCAAAGGAGAT